GTGTGACATTATAATATCTTTTAACTTTTTTAAGTCTTTGTTATCTTTAGAATATACTTCATACATTTTTAAAGAATGAATTACTGAAGCGTGATTTAAATCTACTGTATCACCAATTGATTGTAGTGTTCTATTTGGTTTTAATTCTTTTAAGATATTACAATATAAAGAACGTATTTCTACTGTATTTTTCTTTCTTGTTCTTATGTTTATATCTGTATCTGTTTCTTGAAATATTATTTCTTTTAATCTTTCTGTTATGTCCATTTTATTTATCTTTTACAAATGTTCCGTCAATCATTTTGCCTGTTCTTTTGTTTATAATACTATAAGCGCTTAATATACAGTCTTCAATATTATATCCTGCCAACTTAGATAGATTAGTTAATACTACAACACAATCTCCAATAGCATCTATAATCTCTTCTTTGTCATTATTTAATAATGCTTTAGCTAATTCACCTGCTTCTTCTTGTAGTTTTATATATTGTGTCTTTACATCTCCTTTTTCAAATATTCCTTTTTGTTCTGCCCAAGTCCTGATATTACTAAATATTTCTAATTCAGTATTTTTACCTGCATTTAAATAATTTAATAAAGCTTCTACATATATAAATCTTTCTTTGTTATGTTGAGAACTTGCGTTGTTTTGTAAAATCCAATTAATAGTTTTGTTATCAAACTCTATATAATTACCATTTAATAGTTCAACTAACATAGGAAATTTATACCCTGTTAATTTCTGGTCTTCTGTACCTTTAAAAGTTAATGTTCTTTCTGTAACGTAAATCATTTTTGTCATAATCTTTTTGTTTTTGTTAATCATTAGTTGTAAATATGAATTTTTATCTTGTTTATAATTGTAAATCTTTTGAAAATGTATTTCTAATTTAGATGCGTGACTTATTTTATCTGTTGATGCAAGTATATCATATTCTTTATATCCTTGTATTTGTTCAACACGTCTTTTTAAATCATTTGTGCATCCTACTTTAACTCCTTTAATATGATATATATAATACATAATTATTTTTTTTTACCACATAAAGGATATATGTAAGAAGTGTATATCATTCCTTTTCTTATTATTTTATTATTTTTAAATTTAATATCTTCTTTAGCTATAGTTTCTATTCTACTATAATACCCTATACAATCTCTATCATTCTCAATAACACTTATACTTCCAACATATTTATTATCAACGTGATATTCTATAAAAAATCCTAAGTCTTCAAAATTTTGAGCCATAATTATTTGTTTTTGTTTAAGCAAATATAATACTTATTTACAAGTTATTTACATTTTAACATTTATTTAACTAATTTGTTATAGTGTCTTTCATATATATGCAAGTTTTGCGCATAATGAGTGTAAAATCCTTGCTCTACATTTAAAGATTTACAAACTAAATTATGTAATTGTAAAAACGTGTAAGCATCATTACAAAATCCAAACCATAAATCATTACTTCTCATTAAAACTGTCATATGAAGTTTGTTTGAATCAGGTGTAAAATAGAATTGAATTGATAATGTGCAAGGAGTATCTTTAGAGTACTCAGAGTGTTCTTTACCATCATAGATAGATATTAATGCACGACGAGAATATTTGTCCCTCTGAAGTTCTTTAATTACATATTCCAATTGATTGTTTCTACTCCATTGCCAACCATAGTTTGAGTTAACATAACCACGTTCGTCCATATGATTGTACCATATTTTAGCTACTTTAGCTATTTCAACAGCGCTTCTATCTTTACTTAAATACCATTCCCATTCTTTTTCAGCATAATCTAATTTAAAGTTTCTAAATTCAGATTTAACTATCTTTTCAGATGTATCTAATATAGTAAACATTTGATTGTATAATGCTTTAGTTCCTATTTCTTTTTGTTCAACTTGACTATCTATTTTTTCATAGTAATACTCAAATGCATCTGTTATTGTTTTAAAGTTCCACATATATTTTCTTTTTTAATTGGGTAAATAAATCCTTGTTTGTCTTCAAATAAATTAACTATTGTTCCTTCATATAATTGTTTAGTTTCTTTAAATTTACCTAACATTATATCTCCAGCAAATTTAAAATAGTAATAATTGTTCTCTATTAACTTCATTAGAATTTATATTAAGTTTATAATTACCTTCTTCAAATATTCTTTTTAATTCTAATTGTTGTAAATATATTAATTCTTCTGAATATAAAGACATTAATTTTTCAATATCATTTATACTTTTAACATATAAAACATTTCTTAATATTTCATTCTTAATTAATTCTTTATTAGGGTCGTAATCTATATCAATAGCACATAATGTACTTGATGCTAATGTTTCATATAATCTAAATGTAGCTATATTGTTTTCGTGTTCTTTGTCTCCTATAATTAAACTACATATACTTTTATCAATTACTTTACTTAAATCATTATGTGATACTTTATTCATAAAAGTAGTATCAATATTTTTAGTTTTATATCCTACTAAAAGATTTGACTTAGAATTTTTAACGTATTTCTTTATTTTGTTTTCTCTATGACTTCCACGTTTATCTCCATAATAAATCAAATCAAATTTTTTATTTTGTAAATCTATAAAAGTAGAATATTTAATATCGTTTTTAAATATATAAGTAAAAAAATCTAAATTAATAATTTTTCTATTTTTATCTTCATTGTAAAATTTATTTAAGTCTTTACCTTGAAAAATGTAAGTTGCATTTTTAAATATATAATTCCAATTTTCTATATGTTCTTCACATAAATTAAATCTTTTAAATAAAGCTTCAGCAGGATTCTCAGGTTTAATTCTAGGGTCATTAACTAATACATAAAAATTTTTATATTTTAATATAGAAATTTTACAAGTAAAATCAAAAAGATATGGATTTAATTCTCCACCAAAAAAATTTATTGTTGATAACTGCAAAAATACATTTTTAACATTATCTAAGTTAGAACTTATATCTTTAAAAAATTCTATATCTTTATTAGTTCTACACTTTTTACCTACTATATCTAATTGCAAATTATTTTCATTAAATAATTTTTTAAGATATACTATCTCTAAGCATTTATGATTCTTTAAATTGTATTGAGGATTTAAAGAAGATGTTATTATATTCATTTTACTTACTATTATAATTGTTTAAACTTCCTAAATAAGCTACTGCATCAAGTAGATTATCTTCTTTATGATTATATGATTGTCTAGACAACTTTAAAGCTACAAGACACATATATATATCTTGTGCTGTAAATTGTTTACCTGTGCAACCTGAAGCTATCATAGCAGCTCTTTCCATACCTTCTTCAAATGGTCCATACATTCTTTCTTTTTCTTCTGAACGTAAATTAATAATTTTGTTTGCTTCTTCTAAAATGTTCATTTTTTTTGTTTGTTTTAGTTAATAAAATGTAAATATATAAATTTTTTTTAATTAGTTCTTAATTTTAACAAATTATAGCATTCAATATATCTTTGCTTTGCTTTTCCTTTATGTATTTTTTTAAATAATTCATAAACTCTTTTAGTATATTTATAATGTGAATCACAATTTACAAATAATTTTTCAGCATATTTCTTGCCATAACCTTTACAATATTGTACATTATCTGCTCCATCACCTATAATCATTTGTTCATAGAAATTATACAATGCTTCTGATTCTGATATATCATACACACATTTATGATTATAATGATAATTGTAAATTAATGCAGGAAATTGTCTATAATCTTTATCAATAGAAATTATCATAACATTATCTCTACCATATTCTTTTGATAAATTATACCAATACCTTGCTACCATATCATCTGTTTCAACTCCGTGTCCAACTATTGAATTATATGTTTCTTTTACAAAAGTATGCATTTCATTTAATAATGGTGGTAAATCTATTGAAGTTCTATTTGCTTTATATTTTGGTGATATATATTTTCTAAAATTACCTTTAGAACCAGAAAATACTAATACTTTTTCAATTTCATAAATATCTTCTAAATAATTTATAATGCTCATAAATCCTTCTTCAAACTTATGTACTGATTCTTCTATATTAAAATAGAATTTGTCGTCACTATCATTTTCTTTTCTTTTTAAACAACTTGCAAATATCAAGCTATCTGCATCAAATAATACTATCATTAGTTTACGTTTTGATTGTTAATTATTAGCTTTAAAATATGATTATAAACATTCAATTCACGTTCTGTACTGTTAATCATAATAGTTAAATGTTCGTCACTTAAAAGACTTTGCCCATTTATTAATTCATTTATTAATTTATGTAATTCCCTATCTAATCCCATTACTTTAGATTGTATTTTTATTAATGCTTGTTCGTTCATTATCTTATTTTTATATTATTTAAATTATTCATTGTTTCATCGTAATTAAGAACCTGTTTAACTTGTTCTTCATAAGCATCTGATTCGTTCCATTCTTGTATTAATGCTTCTGCAACTTCAGTTAGTCTATTTCTCATATAAACGTTTTCTGATAAGTTAGATAATTCAATGCAGTTACTTAATGTTTCAATAATTTCTTGCTTTGTCATAATGTTTGTTTTTAATTGTTATTATTATTTAGCAAATATAAACAACTTTTTAACATAAAATACATTTTAACAAATATTTAACTAAATAAAAAAAGCTACTGTTTAAGTAGCCTTTGATTAATTATTTTTCTATACACTTCATTAACTGATTCTTTGTTATTACCTCTTTTCCAGTTAAAGTCTATTATTCTATTTATTCTTTGTAGTGCTGATTGTTTACTCTTTGTCATATTGTTTTAATTTTTCTAAATATAATATTAAATCCATTGCTTCTTCTTGTGCGTGTTGTAGCCATTCTAAGCGTGTTAAATCTGTTCTATCTAATGTTGTATTGTATTTCTTTATTCCTACTTCAGAACGTTGTTTGAATTGTTCTATAACTGATTCTACTATTGTATCTTTCATTTGTTCTTTATGTTTATCTGGTGTATTATATAAATCCCATAAATCACTTAAAGTTCCAGACCAAAAACCATTTCTCCAATAAGCAATTCCTTGTGAATTATCTCTAATATATTTAAAATCTAAAGCTATTAACCATTTTTCAAATTCTTTCATTTGTTAAATCTTTTTGAATGTTGTG